GCGCCTATGCGGTCAGCCTAGCCGATAGGCCCCCCTTATGACCATAGCGAGGGGGCGCAGGGACTGGCCTGTAAAACACCTATCGAAACTTAGTTCAAACACCTATCAAAACATAGTCCCAAAAAAAATTTTATAGTCCTCAAAAAATAGTTTTGAAAATGTAGATCTATAATCAAAGCACAGCACTTTCAAGGCGAGGAAGCTCACTTGCCAAAAGCCATAGATGCCAAGAAACTCGCGCTGTCGCAATAGCGGGGAAGAATCTAAGGAACGAGCGCTAACATGCATGAGGATTGCTGATGGAGCCAGTGGTAGCAGCAGCCAACCCAGTAATGGGTTACGGATTATCGGGGGTTCGACTCCCCCCAACAGTCCTCAGTCGTGTTGGTTAAGCAGTCGCTATGCCCATAGCATAGAGGGACAAGCCGCTGAGTAATTGGTGGTGCAGGACTGGGGATACTTGGTCGCCAACAACCCTTAAAAAAATCGCGGTCTTGCTCCGCTGAAAGGTCTTATGGGACTCCTAGATGGCGATATGCCTGAAATGCCAGAGAAGGCAGACATTGATGGCTTGAATGCCAAGACCAATGCTGAGATGCGTGATACGCTGGTTAAAACCCAGATGCTTGGTCCTGACAAGACTGGTGCTGCTAATGGCGGCTACTGGCGTGAATTGGCTAAGGTGTGGCGTATTGCACCTATTCAGGCTCGTCGTCGCCTCTGTGCCAATTGCGAGTACTTTGACAACACCCCTGAGATGCTGGCTGAGATGGAGTCAATTCCTGAAGACCGTTTCGATGCCGATGGCGGTGGTCGCGGTTACTGCCACAAGTTTGAGTTCATTTGCCACAACCTGCGTGTCTGCAAGGCGTGGGAACGTAAAGATTACGAAGAAGCTAAATAAGGAGCGTTCATGGCTGGTTTTCCAATGCGTAGAGCGTTAGAGAAGAAGATTGAAGAGTTGGGTGGGATTGAGTTTGTCTCGTCCCATATAGCCGAGGGAATGACTATTGGTCGCCTGGCTGAGTTCATTGAGTGTTCTCGCCCAATGTTGTCCTTTTGGATCAATCAGACTGAAGACCGTAAAAATGCCGTCCTTTCCGCACGTAAGCTCAAAGCTGAAAAACTGGCTGAAGATGCTATGGACATCGCTGATTTCGCTGATGGTGCTTCCTCTTCGGCTGTCAATAAGGCTCGTCTACAAGTGGATACTCGTAAATGGATGGCTTCTAAACTCGATCCTGAAGGCTTTGGCGAGAAATCGAACACCGAAGTAAACATCTCGATTGGCGACCTACATCTTCAGGCTTTGAAGCACATGGGAAAAGCTATCGAAGCCACAGAAGTCATAGAGAATAACTAATGGCGACAAACCCGTTTATTGAGTTCATCACAAAGTATCGCAATGACCCAGTTGCCTTCGTCCGAGAAGTCCTTGGAGCCGAGCCTGATGAATGGCAAATCGACTTCCTTAACGCTGTGGCAGCAGGAAATCGTAAGATCTCTATACGCTCAGGACACGGTGTGGGCAAGTCTACAGCGGGTTCATGGGCCATGCTGTGGTATTTACTCACGCGCTACCCCGTCAAAGTTGTCGTTACAGCGCCTACCTCTAGTCAGTTGTACGATGCACTCTTTGCAGAACTGAAGCGGTGGGTCAAAGAACTCCCTGCGCCTATTCAAGAGCTTCTCGATGTCAAACAAGAGCGTATTGAACTCAAAGCCTCCGCAACCGAGGCCTTCATTTCTGCTAGAACCTCACGAGCCGAGCAACCAGAAGCACTCCAAGGTATCCACTCAGAACACGTCATGCTCATCGCAGACGAAGCCTCTGGTGTCCCAGAACAGGTATTTGAAGCTGCTGCTGGCTCTATGTCTGGTCATAGCGCTGTTACTATTTTGTTTGGTAACCCTGTCCGTTCTAGCGGCTTTTTCTTTGATACACATAACCGTCTAAAAGACGACTGGTGGACAAAACGGGTATCTTGTGTAGACTCTAAGCGCGTTTCTGACGACTTTGTGAACGACATGAAGTCTAGATATGGAGAAGACTCAAATGCTTTCCGCATCCGTGTTCTTGGCGAGTTCCCACGATCTGATGACGATACCATCATTCCTATGGACCTCCTTGAGTCAGCAAAACACAGGGATGTCGTTGCCTACGAAGATGCCCCCATCGTCTGGGGACTGGACGTGGCGCGTTTTGGGTCGGACTCCTCAGTTCTATGTAAGCGACAATCCAACGTGGTCACCACACTTGATAAGTGGCGAAACCTCGACCTGATGCAATTGACTGGAGCCGTAGTTGCCCAATTTGAAGCCTGTGGACACAAAGAAAAGCCTGTTGAAATCCTTGTCGACTCTATTGGCCTCGGTGCTGGTGTTGTTGACCGTCTACGTGAGCTTAATCTTCCTGCTCGTGGTATCAATGTGTCTGAGTCTCCCGCTATGGGCCAGACTTATATCAATCTACGTGCAGAACTTTGGGGAAAAGCTAAAGCGTGGCTGGAAAAACGCGATTGCAAACTTCCGAACAACGAAGACCTAATCGCTGAATTGGCAACAGTCCGTTACTCATTCAACAGCAGCGGCAAGATGAAAATCGAATCCAAGGACGATATTCGTCGTCGTGGATTGAAATCACCTGACATGGCTGATGCTTTCGTTTTAACTTTCGCTTCTGACGCTGGTATTGCAAGCTACGGATTCAAACAATCTTGGGGTCAATCATTAAAACGAAGTATTCGAGGCATCGTTTGATTAGTTTTGACTATTGAGATACGATTGGGTAAAGGAGTTTCCTATGAAATACGATAAAGCTGCAAAGAAAATTGCATCCGTAATGGGTGAGTACAAAGACAAATCATTGCATTCTGGCAAAGGTGGTCCTGTCGTTAAGAACCCTAAGCAAGCTATTGCTATTGCGCTATCTGAGGCCAAGATGCCTAAAAAGAAGATGGCAATGAAGGCTAAGAAAGGATAATCATGGAACCGATTACAGCAGGGCTATCTAGCCTACTTTCAATGTTTGGCTTAGAGGGTCTTCTTGGAAGCACTGCTGCCGCTGCTGCTCCAACCGCCGCTACTACTGCTGGCACTACTGCTGGCACTGCTGCCGCTGCTTCTGCTCCTGCATATACAGACATCGCCATAAAGATGGGCGGTATGCAAGGATTGCAAAAGGCTGGTAAATCATTGCTAGATCCAAATATGGCACTGCAAGACAAATTTAATTCAGTTGCTCCAGAGGTGTATAACCGCGCAATGTCTGGTCAAGCAGACTTCGCTAAACTTCAGCAAGGCGCTCAACCTATGAGTATGCCTTCATATCAACAGCCATACAACCCATATCAAGGCGGTGGCATTGAAGAAATTCTCAAGCGCCAGCAAGGTTTGTTGCGCTAATTAGGAACACTATGTACGACGAAGAAACCAAAGACCCTCTATTGATGGCAGAGATGCTCAAGCGTGAGATGGAAGTCGACGAAGAAGACATCATGACCGAGGAAGAACTCCAAGGTATTGTCAGCTCTGAGATTGTTGATGCTGTCACTTTCATTGATGAGGACATTGGTGGCCTTCGCGCACAAGCAACTGAGTACTACCTTGGTCAGCCATTTGGCGACGAAGAAGATGGTCGCTCTCAAGTTGTTTCAATGGACGTACACGACACAGTGCAAGGCATGTTGCCAAGCCTGATGCGTATCTTCTTTGGCCCTGACCGTGTTGTTGAATTTGCCCCACAAGGTCCAGAAGATGTGGCCCAAGCTAGTCAAGCAACTGACTACTGCGACTTCATCTTTAAGCGCGACAACAATGGCTTCAAGATTCTCCACTCTGCTTTTAAAGATGCCTTGATCCGTAAGGTTGGTATCGTTAAGTACTGGTGGGATGAGTCTGTCACTGTCAAAGCAGAACACTTCACTGGCCTAGATGAAAACAGTATGTTGCTGTTGACTCAAGATCCAGAAGTTGAGATTTCGGCGGTCCGTGAATATCCCATACTCGGGATGCCTCCTCAAATGAACGAGGCAATGGGTATCATGATTCCGCCACCCATGCAGTATGACGTTGAAATCAAACGCCGTACTAAGTCTGGCAAAGTCAAGATTGAAGCCCTTCCTCCAGAAGAGTTCCTGATTGACCGCCGCGCCAAGTCTATTGACGAAGCCACTTTCGTTGGTCATCGCTCCATGAAGACGGTATCTGAACTCGTAGCTATGGGCTATGAGTACGAAGATGTCGTTGCTGTGTCTGGTGATGGCTATGAGTTTGACACAAACCAAGAATACCAAGCACGTAACCCATTGTCTGTTGTTCGTGGTTCCACAAACCCTGATCCAACAACAAAGCACGTCCTGTATATCGAAGCATACGTAAAAGTAGACTTTGATGGTGACGGAATTGCTGAGTTGCGCAAGATCTGCACAATCGGTGGTTCTCACAAGGTTGTTCACAACGTAATTGTTGATGAGCGCCAGTTTGCTGACTTCTGCCCAGATCCAGAGCCGCACACGTTCTTTGGCAACTGCCCTGCGGATGTCACTATGGACATCCAGCGCATCAAGTCAAACATCCAGCGCGGTATGTTGGATTCATTGAGCCAGTCAATTCACCCTCGCACAGCGATTGTTGAAGGCCAAGCAAACATCGAAGACGTGTTAAATACTGAAGTCGGTGCGATTATTCGCATGAGAGCGCCTGGCATGGTCCAGCCGTTCAATATTCCATTCGTTGGAAGCGCTGCTTTTCCAATGTTGGAGTATATGGATGACGTTAAGCAAAACCGTACTGGTATCTCTAAAGCTGCTTCTGGGCTTGATGCTGATGCTTTGCAGTCGACCACGAAAGCGGCTGTAAGCGCAACCGTCAATGCTGCCCACCAGCACATTGAGATGATCGCTCGTATCTTTGCTGAAACTGGCCTTCGTAAGCTGTTTAGCGGAATCTTGAAGCTCGTCGTTGAAAATCAAGACAAAGAGCGCATGGTCCGACTGAACAACAAGTTTATCCAGATTGACCCACGTTCTTGGGATGCCAACATGGATTTGGTTGTCAACGTAGGCGTTGGTGATGGCACTACTCAAGACCGAGTTGCTGTATTGGCTATGGTTGCTGCCCGTCAAGAAGAGATTATGAAGACAGGCGGGTTCAATAACCCAGTCGTTTCATTACCTCAGTACACCAATACTCTGACAAAGATGCTGGAAATGTCTGGCGTAAAAGATAGCCAGAACTACTTTACCCAGTTGCCGCCTGACTACAAATTGCCAGAAACACCTCCTAAGAAGACCCCTGAAGAGATGTTGGCAGAAGTCCAAGCCCAGTCTATCCAAGCAGACATCCAGAAAAAGGCTGCTGAGTTGGAGTTGAAGCGTGAAGAAATGATTCGTGCTGATGACCGTGAGCGTGACCGTATCGAGCAGGACGGAATCCTTCGTCGCTACGAAATGGAATTGAAATACAATACACAAATTCAAACGGCAGAAATTAACGCTGCCTTGAATAAAAACCGTGAATTAGAAAATCAACAAGCTCAACAAGACCAAGCAGCGATTGATGAGTACAACCGTCAACAACAGGCGTATATGCAAACGGTTCAAGATCAACAAGCGTTACAACAAACTCAGCAAGAGCCAGCAGTCCCACAACAAGGGTTCTAAATGGACGAATTAGAGATTAATTTGCAGCGCGGTGATCGTGCCAAGCTGCTTCTCGAAGACGAGCTTCTAAATGAGATGCTCAAAAAGATTGAAGAGGATTGCTTCCGTGAAATCCGTGCTTCCACCCTTCTCGAAGGCGAAGTCCGTGAAAAAGCGTATTTAGTCCTGAAGACCGTAGATATTCTGAAAACGAAGTTGCGGTCTGTTTACGATACTGGCAAGATGGCAGAAGTTACTCTTGCAAAGCGCCGTGGTCGTCCACCAATGGCAAAATGATTTTTAACTAAGAGGTGAATATGTCCGATAACGCACAAGCAATCGGGATGAGTGTGAATGATGCAGCGCAAAGTTTTGCTTCCATGCTAGACACCGAAGAGGCTGTTGACACTGGTGCAGAGGCGCAAACTACTGAAGAGGAAACTCTGGAAGTAGAGTCTGATGATTTGGAATCTGTGGAGCCGCAAGATGAAACAGAAGAAGAGTCGGATGACGTAGAAAGCGAAGAAGAGGAAACCGAAGAGGAAGAGCCTGTTGAATCCAAGTTTGTCGTCAAAGTTGATGGCAAGGAGCTTGAGGTTGACAAGGAAGAACTAATCCGAGGCTACCAACGCGAAGCTGACTACACTAGGAAAACGCAGAAACTTGCAGAAGAGCGCCGTTTGGTGGAGTCTGAGTTTCAGCAAGTACTAGCAGAGCGAGAGCAATATGCTCAAGTTCTTGGACAATTGAAACAGAAGGTGCAGGAATTTGAACCTGCTGAACCTGACTGGAATGCTTTAGAAGCTCAAGACCCAGTGGAATACGCCCGTCAATGGACGCATTTCCAACGCCGTCAACAGCAGATGCAAGCTATCAATCAGGAAGAAGCACGAGTCCAAGCATTGCGCCAGCAGGAAACTCAGAAACATCTGAAAGCGATCTTAATTGCTGAACGAGACAAACTAATCGAGAAAATTCCCGATTGGAAGAATCCAGAGAAAGCAAAAGCAGAGCGTGATGGTGTTCTTGAGTATGGCAAACAGATAGGTTTTTCTGACGCTGAGTTGGATCAGGTTACTGACAGTCGTGCCGTTATTGCCTTGTATAAAGCATGGAAATACGACCAACTGATGAGTAAAAAGCCTGAGCTTCAATCGAAGATTAAGAAGGCTCCTAAGTTGTTGTCACCTGGCTCATCTGGATCAGTTTCGTCTAGGAATTCGGACAAGGCTCGCGCACAAACCCGTCTTGCACAATCTGGTAGCGTTAAAGACGCTGCCGCCCTTTTCGACAAATTTATCTAAGGAACCATCATGGCTGCTGTAACCAACACCTATACCCGATTCGACGCTAAAGGCGTTCGCGAAGATCTCAGCAATGTGATCTATCAAATCTCTCCTGAAGAGACTCCATTCATGTCCAACGTGGGCCGTGAGAACGTCAAGAACACTTATTTCGAGTGGCAAACTGACGAACTCGCTGCTGCTGTCACAACCAACGCGCAAATCGAAGGCGACGACATCACCAGCTTCACCGCTGCTACACCTACAGTTCGTTTGGGCAACTACACCCAGATCAGCCGTAAAGACGTGATCATCTCTGGCACTTTGGAGACTGTGGACAAAGCTGGTCGTCGTAGCGAATTGAGCTACCAGATGGCTAAGAAGTCTGCTGAACTCAAGCGCGACATGGAAGCCACCATCTTGGCTAACCAATCAGCTTCTGCTGGCTCTACTTCTGCTGCCCGTGCAACTGGCGCATTGTTGGCCTTCTTGAAGAGCAACACCAACAAAGGTACTGGCGGTGGCGATCCTTCGTACACAACCACTCCTACTGCTGGTCGTACAGACGCTACTGCTGGTGACTTGCGTTCGTTCAGCGAGACATTGCTGAAAGACGTGATCCAACAAGTGTGGACCGAAGGCGGCAACGCTTCTATGGTCATGGCTGGTCCAGTCAACAAGCAAAACCTGTCCAAGATGGCTGGTATCGCATCTCAGCGTTTCAACGCTACTGGTGCAAAGCCTTCCACCATCATCGGTGCTGCTGACATCTACGTGAGCGACTTTGGTAACGTGACTATCGTTCCTAACCGCTTCCAACGTGAGCGTGACGTGTTTGTGATCGACCCACAATACGCATCTGTTGCCTATCTGCGTCCATTCCAAACCGTGGAATTGGCTAAGACTGGTGATGCCGAGAAGCGTATGCTGTTGGTTGAGTGGGGCTTGAAGGTCAACACTGAGAAAGCCCACGGCGTGGTTGCTGACTTGAACAGCGTCTTGCAGTAATGCAAACTAAGGGGAGAGGGGAAACCTTCTCTCCTTTTTTAAGTTAATTTATGGACAAAAGACTCTTTGATTACGACCCGATTACGGGAACCAAGAAGATTTGGCACTATGATGCTGCCAAGGATGAAGCAATCATTGAAAACGTGATTGATGCATCTGGCATCGTTGAAGACAATAAGGCACGATTCAATCAGTTTGATGAACGAGCTAATTGGAACGGCGATATGCACCATGTGGCTTCCATCCCGATGGAAATCTATTATCAATTGAAGGCTGAAGGCAAGTTGGAAGATCAAGCGTTCATGAAGCGCTGGTTGAACGATGCGAACAATCGCGCCTTTCGCACTCGCCCAGGAAATGTTTAATGTCAAATGTCATTGGTTTGTTAATTCCCACTCGGGACTTTGTTAATTCAGGTTTTGCTTACGATTTGGCCCGACTCGTTGGGTTCCACGTTGGCACAACAAAAGACAAGATTGTTCTCTATACAAGCTCAGGCACTCTGCTTTCTGCACAGCGTCAAGACTTGGCTAGAGGAGCTATTGAGGCGGGTTGTACCCATACTCTGTGGCTTGATAGTGATATGCGCTTTCCAAAGGATGTGTTGAAACGTCTTTTGGCACATGACGCAGGTATTGTTTGCGCGAACTATGCAAAACGTCGATTCCCAACGGAGCCGATTGCAGTCCGTAAGAACACGCCAGACGAAGAGGCGACAGAGATTAAACGTGTCTACACTGAGTCAGATTCAACAGGTCTGGTAGAGGTTGATTACTGCGGCATGGGTGTCATGCTGGTAAAGCGTGAAGTCTACGAAGGAATGGAGCTGCCTTGGTTTGCTATTCCTTGGGTTCCGTCAGTAAAAGACTACATCGGTGAAGATGTTTGGTTTTGCCGTCGAGCGTTGGAAAATGGTTATCCAACATACGTTGACCAAGATGTATCTAAAGAAGTGATGCACATTGGTTCTTTTGAATACAAACATGAACATGCCAACGCATGTAGGGATGTAGAGAATGGCGATTGATTCGTATTCCACACTGAAGTCAACAATTGCTGACTTCTTAAACAGGAGTGACCTGACTTCGGTCATTCCTACGTTTATCTCTCTGTCAGAGGCGAAGTTCAATCGAGTTCTTCGCACTCGTCAGATGGTTAAACGTGCCACAGCAACTATTGATACTCAGTACTTTGCTATGCCAGCAGACTTCTTGGAAGCCAAGAAACTGATTTTGAACACGAACCCAATCACGACAGTTAGCTTTGCAACTGGTGAATATTTGGACACTCAGCGTTCAAGTATTTATATTGCAAACGGCAAGCCAGCGCTGTTTGGTGTTATTGGAACTCAGTTTGAAGTAGTGCCAGCGCCTGATGCAAGTTACACAGGCGAATTGACCTACTATGCTAAGATTGATCCATTAAGTGATTCAACAACAAGCAACTGGCTTCTTTCATACGCACCAGACTTGTACTTGTACGGCGCACTGATTCAGGCCGCACCGTACTTGCGTGATGATGAGCGTATCGCCACATGGGGTCAGTTTTATACTGCCGCTATGGACGATATTGTTGTTGCAGATCAAAGGGCTTCTGTGGCAACTACACCAGTTGTTCGTGCCCGTTCTTTAGGATAAAACATGTCATCCTTTACCGATTACACAGAAAACCTCGTATTGACTTGGTTGTTTACTGGTAGCGCTGCTACCCGTCCAACAGCTTGGTACGTTGGCCTGTTCACAGCAGCCCCGTCAGACACTGGTGGCGGCACTGAAGTAACAGGCAATGCCTATGCACGTACTGCAACAGGCACTATGAGCATTTCTGGCACTTCCCCTACCAACTGCACCAACTCTGCTGCAATCGAGTTTACAGCGGCTTCTGGTGGAAACTGGGGGACTATTACTCACGTTGCAATCTTTGACGCATCTACATCGGGCAATATGCTTGGTTGGGCTGCATTGAGTACAAGCCGAACCATCAATGATGGCGACATCTTGCGAATCCCTGCTGGCGACTTAGATATCACATTGACTTAAAGAGGTTTCGTTATGGCCTTGGTGCTTAAAGATAGGGTCAAAGAAACTTCTACCACGACTGGTACTGGTACTTTCACCCTTGCAGGTGCATCGACTGGTTTCCAGTCGTTTTCCGTTATCGGTGACGGAAACACTACCTATTACTGCATTGTTGATTCTGCTGCTGGCGCATGGGAAGTTGGCATTGGTACATACACGTCATCTGGCGCAACACTTTCACGAGATACGGTTTTAGAGTCAAGTAACTCAGGCTCTGCTGTGAGCTTTGGCTCTGGCAACAAGGATGTGTTTGTTACTTATCCTGCTGAATACGCATCATTTGCAGTTGGCGGTGGAACTGGAGCAGTTCTATTAAATTCTGACGCTGTGACAATAAATGCGACTATTGCAACAGGCCAAAACGGTTTCTCTGTTGGTCCTTTAACTGTAGCCAGCGGCGTGACTCTCACAGTTGCTTCTGGCCAACGCCATGTGGTGATCTAAATGTCAACAATCAAAACAGGAACAACGCTGACGACAGCGTACCAAGTAGTAGGTGACACAACAGGCGCGTTGGTCATTCAAACAGGCGCTACACCTACAACTGCTGTGACTATTAATAGTTCACAAAACGTAGGTGTTGGTGTATCTTCTCCTGCTGTGAAACTTGATGTCCTTGGTGCTGTTAGGTCAGCCCAATCAGACACGAGTGATGCTTACCTTAGAACACAAAACTCATTTGGCAATACGTACTATTTGCAGAAGTCAGATAGAGCAACAATTTATACGCCAACGACACAGCCATTTACTTTTGACATTGCTGGTGGCGAACGTATGCGTATTGACACTGCAGGTAACGTAGGCATTGGGACAAGCTCTCCATCTACAAAGCTGCACGTTAAAGGTACAGATGCGACAAGAGAGCTTTTAATTGTTGAGGCAAACGGTGGCTTTGTAAACGGCGCAGCTTTAGATATTAAGCGCGATGGCGTTTCTATGGGTAAGGTTGATGCAGACTACTATGCTGGTATGCGTTTCTACGTTACCAATGGAGCTGGCGCTGCATCTAGTTTACGTGCGACTATTGACACCAGTGGTAACTTGCTGGTTGGGACTACGACATCTGGTGGAAAACTTACTGTTACTGGTGGCGGTCAAACTTCATATTTCACTCAGTCTGCTTCTGGTGGATATGTGAACAGCATGAGTGCGGCTGTCAATGCTGGCTCTTATTATTACGTCAACTGGTTAGAAGGTGCAACAAGTCGTGGTGCTGTTACATCAAACGGTTCTGTGATGACTTATGGTGGCACTTCTGACTATCGTTTAAAAGAAAACATTGAGCCAATGACAGGTGGTTTAGAACGAGTTGCACGACTCAAGCCTGTGACATATACATGGAAAGAAAACGGTCGTGCCTCGGAAGGTTTCATTGCGCACGAGTTGCAAGAAGTTGTGCCAGATGCAGTAACGGGTACGAAAGATCAAGTCGATGTTGATGGAAACCCAATGTATCAAAACATCGACCCTCGCATGGTTGTCGCTACATTGACCGCAGCAATCCAAGAGCTAAAAGCCGAACTAGACGCAGCCAAGGCTGATATTGCAACATTGAAGGGGGCTGCACAATGACAGCAACAAAACTTTTAGCCGACAATGGTGTAACCAGCGGTATCACGGGTTATCAACTCACAGGTGGTGATGACGGTACGTTACAACTCCAGACAGCAACGGCTGGCGGTACAGCCACAACTGCATTGACCATCAACAACAGCCAGAACGTAGGTATTGGTACTGCTTCACCTACAACAATGTTGCAACTATCAGGAAGCGCAGCGGCAGGTAAAGACCCAACCATCACACTAAACAATACAACAGCTTCAACTGGCAGAAACTACCAAATCATTTCTGGTGACGGTGGTCCTTTTAGGATTCAAGATGCAACTGCCGCCGCAGAACGTCTTCGTATTGATACGTCAGGCAACGTGGGTATTGGTACAAGTTCACCATCCGCGCAGCTTCACGTTAAAAACGCAGGTGGAAACTCTATTAGTATCCTTGGGCAGTACGGCACAGGAACAATCGCTCAAATTGGAGCATATTCAAATCAGATTGACATTAGGGCATACAACGGCACAAACGATGTAATGACGTTTACCACTGGCGCATCTGAACGTGTGCGTATCGACTCCAGCGGTAACTTGCTGGTGGGGACTACAAGTGCTGATGCTAAAGTTACTGTGTACGGCACAAGCACAACAGCTTTATTTACTAAAGGTAGCTCATCTGCAAACTCGACATATTCTTTAATTTGTAGAAATTCATCAAACACAACTACTGCGGCAGTGCGAGATGACGGCTATTTCACAACAGGAACGGCATCGTTATCTCCATACAACTACACAACTGGTTTTGGTGCAAACGTATACATTGATTCAAGCGGTGGCTTGCTTCGCTCAACATCATCAATTAAATACAAAAAAGACGTACAAGACATAACTCATGGGCTTAATGACGTTATGGCGCTTCGACCTGTTACATACAAGGGAAAATCAGAAGCTGATGGAGACACAGTATTCGGAGGCTTGATTGCAGAAGAAGTGCATGAAGCAGGTCTGACTGAGTTTGTGCAGTACGCTGAAGATGGCACGCCAGACGCTTTGGCTTACGGAAACATGGTTTCTTTGTGCATCAAAGCAATCCAAGAACAACAAACCATAATCACTCAACTTCAAGCTGACGTAGCTTCACTCAAAGGAAACTGAACCATGACTATCGAATTCAAAATCTCTAACTTAGACCGTGACACAGCAGACGGTTTTGTAACTACAGCACATTGGACAGCATCAAAGACTGTTGATGGCTTTTATGCTGGCTCATACGGCTCAGTAGGCTTCACTAAAGAAGACGGTGTAAACCTGATTCCTTATGCTGATTTGACTGAAGCAACTGTTGTTGGGTGGGTTCAGGCTTCTTTGGGTGCTGATGCACTGGCTGCAATGGAAGCAAGTTATGACACTCAAATTGCTGAACAACAAACTCCTTCTAAAGCAACTGGTACACCTTGGGTTCAAGAATGAATATTAAATTAGAACTTGATGTTGAAGCTGTAAATTTCATCTTAAATGCGTTGGGTGAGCTTCCAGCAAAAACAAATGCATATGCTCTTATGGTTCAAATCAAAGAGCAAGCTGATCCACAGGTTCCCAAAGAAGATCCAAAAGCATAAAATCACATCATGTTTGGCATTACAGCATTTTCAGCAGCACCTTTTTCGAGTACAGCAGGTGCTGTTTACTCGGAATCAGTAACGATTGCTGCTTCTAGTGCCTTAACTGCCGCTGCTACAAGATATGCTTTTGCCGCTGCTACTGTGGCATCAACCAGCGCATTAAGTTGCTACTCAATCAGGTATGCCTTTAGTGGCGCGACTATTGTTGGTGAATCATCGGCAACTGCGCTGGCAAACAGGCTGCGTGAGGCTTCTGCTTCTATGGCAGACGCAAGCTCATTCACATCTGCTGCTTTGCGATATGCAGTTGGTTCTGCTACTGTCGCATCTACAAGTGCTGCAAGCTGCTATGCCATCAGGTATGCGTTTGGTGGTGCTACTGTTGTAGGTGTCAGCACAGTAACAGCACTGCCGATTAGATATGCTATTGGAAATGCTCAGATTAATTCTGTTTCTAACATTGCATCTACATCAGCAGTAATTTTGCAAACTCAGGCCACCATAGTGTCTGAAAGTGTGTTTTCTGCAAAAATAGCATACACAGCAAAAAGTGGTGTTACTTTTGTATGCGAATCATCTATCGTTGCACTAATTCGTAAGAAATGGGAAAATGAAGATGACGTTTCTGAATCATGGTCTGCCATTGGCGACACTTCAGAAATTTGGACACTTCAGTCCGATACAAATGAATCTTGGACACCAATTTCAGATAGTTCTGAAACATGGACTCAGGTTACTGATACATCAGAAACTTGGACCCGAACAACACATTAAAGGCTAATCATGGCAGATACCACAACCACAAAACTATCGCTTAC